TGGAAGTCTTGCTGGAGATTACACCACGTATGTTTCTTACTTGGCTGCTGGCTCTGCCTTGATTACTTTGCGAAATCTGAGTGCTGCCACTTCATATTCTGAGGCGGTAGTAATCAACTTTTCAATCATCCACGGCGCGTAGTAAAAATGGTCATTTATCTACGTCACCCAGATCACGGAACTAAAGTAGCTTGCGCTGAAGCAGAGGCTGTTTACGACGAAAAGAACGGCTGGGTGAGGTATGATTTGGGTGACGTTGAGCCACCTGCCACGGTAAACGAAATGCGTCGTCCCCGTGGCAGGCCGCGAATTGGGGTTGCTGAACTAGGAGCGTAAGATATGACTACATCTGCTGGCGACCAGATTAACGGGGCTATGCGCCTGATTGGGATGCTGGCAGAGGGTGAGACACCTTCAGCGGCAGCATCTCAAGACGCGCTGTCGGCGCTCAACCAGATGATCGACTCATGGAACACTGAACGATTGTCAGTGTTCAGCACTCAAGATCAGGTGTTTACTTGGCCTGCAAGCGCCCGTAGCCGCACGTTAGGCCCAACGGGTGATTTTGTCGGCAATAGGCCGGTCTTGATTGACGATGCTACTTACTTCAGGGATGCAGCTACCAACGTCAGCTACGGCATCAAGATCATCAATCAACAGCAATACGATGGGATTGCTGTCAAGACGGTGACCAGCACATATCCACAAGTGTTGTGGATCAATATGTCGTTTCCCGACATTGAGATGTACGTCTACCCGGTGCCTTTGCGTCCGCTGGAATGGCACTTTATTTCGGTTGAAGAACTGCACCAACCCGCAACACTGGCAACTACGCTGTATTTTCCGCCAGGCTACCTACGAGCCTTTAGGTTCAATTTAGCCTGTGAGATTGCCGCTGAGTTTGGCGTTGAGCCAAGCCCACAAGTCTCGCGTATTGCTATGACCTCCAAGCGCAACCTCAAGCGCATCAACAATCCGAATGATGTGATGGCGATGCCTTATGGTATTGTTGCCAATCGTCAACGCTACAACATTTACGCCGGGAACTTTTAATTATGACTACCGTTGCCATCTCCGCTCTGCCCGTTGCTACTGTCATCAACGCCGCCGATATTGTTCCGTTTGTCCAAGCTGGCACAACCAAAAGCATCAGCAAGACTTTGCTGTTTACCAGCCCTACGATGGTGACGCCAGCACTAGGAACGGTTGCCAGCGGCGTCATTTCAGCTTGCACCAGTACTAGCATGGTCATGGTGACACCAGTAATTGGTGCAGCTACCGGGACTAGCTTGGCAGTAACTGGTGCAGTCACATCCTCTGGCACGGCAGGCGTTGGCTACGTAACAGGCGCAGGCGGTACGGTAACGCAATTGACAAGCCGCACCACAGGTGTAACGCTTAACAAGACCACAGGCGCAATCACACTATTTAGCGCGGCAGGCACAACTACTGCGGCGACCTTTACCGTAACCAACAGCACCGTGGCGGCAACGGATATAATTATCCTCAATCAAAAGTCAGGAACTGACCTGTACGACCTGATGGTGACAGCAGTGGCGGCAGGAAGTTTCAACATCACATTCCGCACCACGGGCGGCACAACCACTGAAACGCCTGTCTTTAATTTTGCCGTTATCAAAGCTGTAGCTGCGTAATGCACACGCCCATCCTTGGTTCGGCCTATGTTGCTCGTAGCATCAATGCTGCGAATAACAGGATGGTTAACCTGTTTCCCGAGGCCATTCCAGCAGGAGGGCTAGAGGCTGGGTTTTTGAACCGAGCGCCGGGGCTGGAGTTCCTTCAGACTGTAGGCACCGGCCCCATCCGGGCACTGTGGGCGCACCAGACCAACGGCAGCGACTTCTATGTCGTGTCAGGCCAAGAGGTCTACAAACTGACCGGCATGACGGCTACACCAACTTTGCTTGGCACGGTGTCAGGCACTGGCCCGGTATCCATTGCGGACAACGGCACTCAAATCTTCTTTGCCTGCAATCCAGACGGCTACATCTACAACGAAACCACCAACGTGTTCGCGCAGATTACAGACCCAGACTTTGCTGGCGCTGTGACGGTGGCCTACCTTGACGGCTACTTTGTTTTCAACCAGCCAAACAGCCAGATCATCTGGGTGTCGCAGCTACTAGACGGCACTTCCGTTGACCCGCTAGACTTTGCGTCTGCTGAAGGCTCACCCGATGGTGTGGTGGGGCTTATTTCTGACCACCGCCAACTGTGGGTGTTTGGTACTGACTCAGTAGAGGTCTGGTATGACGCAGGCACTGCTGACTTTCCTTTGCAGCGCATTCAAGGCGCGTTTAACGAGATTGGCTGCGTGTCTGCGTACTCCATAGCCAAACTGGACAACGGCCTGTTCTGGCTGGGTACAGACGCCCGTGGACAGGGCATCGTCTACCGCGCTAACGGCTATACCGGAACTCGGGTTTCTACCCATGCCATTGAGTACGCCATTGCCCAGTACGGCAACATCTCGGACGCCATTGCCTACACCTACCAGCAGGAAGGCCATGCCTTCTATGTGCTGACGTTCCCGTCAGGCAACGCCACTTGGGTCTACGATGTAGCTACAGAAGCATGGCACGAACGCGCTGGGTTTGACAACGGTGCGTTTATGCGGCACCGCAGCAACTGCCAATGCAATTTTGGCGGCAACATCATTGTTGGCGACTTTGAGAATGGCAACATTTACAGGTTTGACCTAGATGTTTACGCTGACAACGGCGGCATTCAAAAGTGGTTGCGTTCGTGGAGGGCGCTGCCGCCAGGGCAGAACAACTTCAAGCGCACGGCTCACCATACCCTGCAACTCAATGCTGAGATGGGCGTGGGGCTTGGCATTACACCGGCTCAAACTGCTGATGGCATTGTTACGGAGTCGGCAAACGCCCCGCCATCAGGGCCAAGCTACCAATTGGTTGCTGAGTTTGATTGGGAATATTTGGCAACTGAATCTGGCAGTGAACTTACGACCGAATCGGCTTTGGGGCTTCCAGGAGAATCCTTGGTGACGTTTGCTTATACCGGGCCTGATACGGCTGGTGCTGAGATTGTTACTGAGGAATTTCCCGCAACACCCGGCTACGACCCGCAATGTATGCTGCGCTGGAGCGACGATGGCGGTCACACCTGGTCAAACGAGCATTGGGCCAGCATGGGCAAGATTGGTGAGTACGGCTACCGCACGTTCTGGCGTCGGCTGGGCATGACGCTCAAGCTGCGCGACCGGGTATACGAAATCAGTGGCACTGACCCGGTAAAGGTCAGCATCATGGGCGCTGAGTTGGTGCTGAGTCCGACTAAGGACTGATGTGGCGACCACCAACACCAATATCACCCAGATCCCCGCGCCTCGCGTCCCGCTGCTGAACACGCAGACGGGCGCTGTGTCAATGGAGTGGTTTCTTTGGTTCAACAATGTCTACACCATCACGGGCGGTGGCATTGGAATTACCCCCGTCATCAACGGTGGCACGGGGCTAGGAACTATCCCAACCAACGGCCAACTGCTGATTGGCAATGGCACCGGCTACTCGCTGCGTACACTGACCGCCAGCACAGGCATTACCGTGACCAACGGCGTAGGCACTATCACAGTGACCAACAGCCTGCCCGACTTGACGGTGGTGCTGACAGGCGCAGGCACGACGGTAGTGACCGGAACCTATCCAAACTTCACCATTACCAGCAATGATGCGTTTTCAGGTACGGTGACCAGCGTTAGTTGGACGGGCGGTATTGTGTCGGTGGCTACGCCAACCACAACGCCAGCGTTTACGGTTGCAGGCACTTCTGGCGGCGTACCGTACTTTTCTAGCGGCACAACTTGGGCGTCATCTGGCGCACTGACTGCAAACAGGCTGGTGCTTGGCGGCGGTGCTGGGGCTGCGCCTACAGTGCTGGGCAGTTTGGGGACAACCACCACGGTTTTGCATGGCAATGCAGCCGGTGCGCCGACCTTTGGAACGGTATCGCTAACTGCGGATGTATCTGGTATCCTACCCGTAGCCAATGGCGGTAATGGACTAGGCGCGGCTTACACGGTGGCGACCCTGCCAACACCCGGTACACAAGGCCGCAGATCGTGGGTGACTGATGCCTTAGCACCAGTATTTCTAGCTGCACCTGTTGGTGGTGGTGCAGTGGTTTGCCCGGTGTTTGACAATGGCACGGCTTGGGTGGTTGGGTAATGCCTATCATGTCCGCCCAATGGCAAGAAGACAGTAAGGCCAATAAACTGCGGTGGTTTTTAAGCCACCAAGAAGCTATCGACTTTGTGAACTGCTTTTTTGACGCAGTTGAGTTGTGGGACGATCTGATTGATAAGGATGTTCCAATCTCAGACGAACACATCAACCGGGCGTTTTTGTCGTTGATGTTTGTGTTGCCTGCTAACCGCTGGTTTGTGGCAAACTATGCCTATTACCAGCCTTTGATCATGGCGTCAATTAATGGGTTCCATGACGCAAATGAAATGTGCAAAAGTAACAAAAAGCACTTGCGGAATTTAGCGTTTCACATCCGTAATTTTGGGATTGAAATACATATCGCCACTGCCTTTTTGATTGGTGGTTTTGAGCATATGCGTAAGGTGTCCCGCGAAATCCGCGAGTTCTACGCTTTTGAGGAGTTTGAAGATGCCTAGTCCAGAAATTGCATTCCCCGCTGGTGCGTCACTTTTAGGTGGGCTAATCAGTTCGCAAGGCCAACGGGCTGCGGCAAGTACGCAAGCAGACGCCGCCAATCGCGCTATTGAACTGCAAGACCGGCAACTAGCACAAGAACTTGCGTTGCGGCAACCGTGGCAGCAGGCAGGAACCAATGCGTTGGCACAGATGCAAGGCGGCGCGTTTGCACAACCAGGGCCGTTCAAGTTTGGCGCTGGCGATCTGGTTTTAGACCCCGGTTATCAGTATGAATTGGGCGAAAGCATAAAGGCGCTTGACCGTCAAGCTGCCGCCCGTGGGGGGTTGATCTCTGGTGCGGCTCTTAAAGCAGCTACAGAAAACGCTCGGAATCAAGCAACTAGAGGCTTTAATGATGCCTATACCCGTGCTTTGACAGGTTACAACGCCAACGTGGCGCGTTCTGATACTGGGTACAACCGTTTGGCTGCTATGGCCGGTTTAGGGCAGACAGCAACGAATCAGGCTGCAACGGCGGGTCAAAACTATGCCACCAATGCGGGTAACCTTATGGGCCAAGCTGGTCAGGCCACTGCCGCAGGTCAGTTGGGTACAGGCAATACATTCAACAACGCGCTTGGCACGATGGCAAGCGGCTATCAAAACCAGAGCAACTTTGACAGATGGCTGGCGTCGCAAAAACGGCCTAGTTTGTATGACGCGCCTCAGTACACCAATACGCCGTACAACGCCAATACCATGATTCCAATGCAACCAGGTGGGGGTTATTAACATGGCTGACCTAAACTCTATGATCGCCCAAGGCGCTCAGTTCCAAGCGCCGATTGACCCGTTTGCCCAATACGGCAAACTGCAACAGTTGCAGCAAAATCAGCAAGCCAACGCGCTGAACCAGATGAAGATGGATGAGTACCAACGTGGCTTGCAAGAGCAAAACGCGCTGCGTCAATTGAATCCAAACGCTTCTGACTACGAAACCCAATTGTTTAAGGTAAACCCTACACTTGGAATTGCTTATCGTAAAGAAGCAGCAACTGCGGCGGCGCAACAGGCAACGGCAGAAGAACAACGCGCCAAGTCTGCTGCTGCGCGTCAAGGAATATTGGGGCAAGCCTACCGCGACATTAGTTCTCGCCCATCTGATGCCAAC